AAGAGTGCATTAAATTCACATCATCAAGTGGTGTAGCATTTGGAACAGGTGAGTCGGCATAAGTAATTTCAGTTGTTGTTTTTGGAATATATGTATCATCATCATCTTCGACTTCACGAATAGTGAGTTTGTTGTTTCTAATTTTTACAACATAAAACTTCTTACCAGTAAGTAGGTAAAGTCTTTTATTTTGCACGAAACCTTGTGATTTAACGTTTCCAATTTCGACTGGAAGATTATATGTAATAAGACTTTCGGTCACTTTTTTTTCGATACAAGTGAGTTTCATTTCTAAAAAAGAGAACGCTTTTCCCATACGTGTAGCAGAGAAAAGTAAGTTCCCTATATGAACTAAAATATGATATTTATTATCTTCACCAACATACTTATAAACACCATTGATATTTATTGGGTTAGACTTTTGAGTATAAGTGCCATCTCCGTTTTCAACATAGTATGAATACGCTTCGGCTTTGTAGAGTTGCTCATAACCGAAACGTTTTTGGTTTACACCTTCTCTAAATACGATATTTTGAGCGTCAATTGCATGAGTGTTTAAGATATTGAGTTGTGCTGGAGAAAAGTCGATACCACGAAAACCAGTCAACGACAAAGTTTTGCGTGAGCTCAAATTTTGATTTGCTAAGTTGATTTTGAATTTATCCTTATTTGCCATGGTCGTTCACCTAAATTTTGAATCTTGCTTTTACGCCAGTTTGATAAGGAATTTGTTGTTTGTTGTTAATCTCGCTTACGAATTGCTCGAAGTAGTTGAGATAGCGTTTGCATCTATCTGGATCAATTTCTTCAAACATTTCGGATTTAGCAAAATATGTAATATAATTACATAATTCATTTGAAAGACCATATTTTTCTTCTAAATCATCTTCACTATCAATGTCTGCTTCGGTGAAGTCAGGGATTTTACGTTCATAGACAAAGTGAATGGTGGAGTCAAGACCGTAACCAAGATATAAATGTCCTGGCATAATCTCAAACCAACCAATCCAGTTAGGTCTTCCGTTATCAATAGTGTAGATAGAACGAATCTTTCTAATGTCGGTGATGTGAGAGATATCGTAAATATCTGAACTTGCATCAGGAGTTAAAAGAGCGTGTTTATATGGAATCTTCTCGGCTGTGATTAAGCGAGCAATTGCTTTATTGATTGAAAGAGACACGTTAAAACAAAGGTTTGCATAATCAGAGTTGGCTGCAACCTTGCCTTCACGAATGTTGTCAACTGTTAAAGTTATATCATCATTATGTAATGTTTCCTTAATGCAGTTGAGTACTAAATCAACATATCTCATAGTGTCTTCCTTTCTTTAATTTTTGGTAAGTTAGTGGTTCGTATTGGAATTGCACCAATGCAAGCGGTGGTTTGCTTACTCTTCTTGAACGAACCATAGAGTGCCACATTTAAGTGGCAGTTTTTGTAAGAACTAATTTTCTTCTTCTTTTAGTTCTTTTTGTCTTTTTTTGTATGCTTCTTTTTGAGCTTTGTTTTCTTTGAGCCAATCATTGACTACTTCAGCAACTGACTCTGGAACATCAACTGGTTCACCTACTGGAATTGAATAAGTCTTTCCGTTGATAGTGACAGTCTTTGCTTTTTCCCATTCGTTAAGAGCATCTTCAGGGATAAGAACAGAAACATACTTTTCTTGTTTTTCTGCCATAAGTTTTAACCACCTTTCTTTGAGAGTGGGGTTGATTATGGCTCAACCCCTTAAGCCAATTAAATCGCAAGTCCTAAATTAGGATGCTGCATTAGCAGTAACGAGTGTAACTGCAGATGCACCTTTCTTGACTTGGACATACATAACAGCATCATCTTTTGTGCCATCAATGATGTCAACGCCAACGAAGGAAGCAACTGTCCACTTGTTAGTAGATGCTAATGTGTGACCAGAAGCAGCTTTGACTTCAATCTTGATTAAGTTACCTGGAGCAACTTGACCAGTGATTTCAATGCTTGTGTTAGTACCAGCAGTTAATGTTGGACTAATTGCACCAGAGACTCCACGATAGCCAATTCTTGAAGAATCAGTTAATGCAGATGCGACTGCTGATGCGTGGTAGCATTCATAACGAACCATTGCTTCATCACGGAGGATTCTTGCACCAAATCCGTTATGTTTCCAACCTAATGAACCTCTTTGGTTGAGTGGATCAGATGAACCACTTTCGCCAGGTGCATGGTAGATGATATCAAAGCCACCTGCTGCATCTTCGCCATCAATGGCGACAACACCAAATGCTTCTTTACCAAATGCTAAACATAAGTGAGCATATGTGCTCTTTACTGGAACGATGTTGGATTCAATGAAACGGAAACCAAGGAATGTACCAACTTCACCGTTGATAATGCCTGATTGATCGCCATATTTTTCAACATCAATCCAAGATTTGTTTACGCCATCGAGTGATTTGAGGTCAGCGATGACTTCTGGGGAACAAATAAATCCGAATTTTCCGCCTTCGAGTGGTTCAACACCTCTACGGACAAAGTCAGCTTTAATAGCATTGATATCTGCAATTGAGATACCTTTGGTATTTGTGATGACATCTGAACGTGAAGATTGTCCACCTGCGTAACGGACGTTTAAGCCATTGAAGACAACTGCGGCTAAGAGTTCAAGTAAACGAGTTCTTGCGTTCTTTCCGAGTAATTTGCCTGAAATGGCGAGTTGTTTGTCAATGCCATATTTGAGCATTTTGTCAGTTAATGGTACGAAATTACCTTCTTGGTAAACCTTAACTGAGAAATCGACTAAGGAATACTTCAAACCATCTGGTGTGATTCCTTCGATTAAATGTGATGTGGTCTTAGGAAGGTCTTTGTACATTCTCCAAGAGTACTCATCACTGGTTGGATCAAAGTTTGTCTTTTCAGCATATTTGAATAAAACATCATTCTTCAATGCATCAAGTTCATACATGACCGCTTTTTGTACAAACTCTTTTTGAGCTTGTGATAATTCACCTGTTGTGAAAGCCATAATGTTTCTCCTTTACGAAATTTTGATTTTTCCGCTGGCAACATCTTTAGAGAACTGCTCGAATTCTTCTCGACTCATATCCTTAACGGATTTAGGTGGCTTTTGGTCTTCAAGTGAAGAAGCACTTCCAGGAGTTGAGATTTTGTTCGCAGCTTCTTGTTTTGCTTGCGGATTGCCCTTTGGATACGCCTTATCAAACTTCGCAATGATAGTTTTTAATGGGATTAGACCAAGTAAATCAGAAGAGAACTCTTGGAATTTTGGATTAGCCCAGTATTCTTGAAGTTCTTTTTGAGTATGACCTTCATCAAGGTATTCCTTGACTTCTCGGTTTGCTCTTTCTTCATCTTTCTCTTGTTGAGTTTTATTTTCTTCCGCAAGTTTGCGTGCATCTTCAAGTTTCTTTCTACGGAGTTGTTCAACTTCGTAAGGTTTGTTTGGATCTCCGCCATTGGCTTTGACCTCATCTTGAAGTTCATAGAACTCAAAGTCCTCATCCGTTTCAATAGGAGTATCGGTGTAAGGGTTTTTCCCACCAACAGATTTGATACGAGCACGTTTGTATCCTTCAGCATCACCTGCAGCTTTAGCTTTCTTGATATCTCGCTCGTGTCTCTCTTTAGCAAACTTTGAATTTTCTTGTTTACTTTGTCCCTCAGGTTTTTTAGAACCGTCTTCAGTAGAAGTATTGGATTCTTGTTTGTTTTCCTCTTTAGATGGGGTAGAGGAATTAGGTTGAGTCCCAGCACCTTCTTGAGCTTGTTGTTCTGCCACGTTCTCTTGGGCTTTTTGCTCTTCAGTACCAGGGGTTAAATTTTTGTTTTCTTCCATTTTTGTCCTTTCCAGACCACTACAATGGTAGTGACTCCACATTTACGCTGCGTGGGTGCGAATTTTTATTAAACCTTTATGCAAGGATTTAATCTTCTTTTGCCATTTCTTCTGCTGATGGTAGGCGAGAACCACCTTGTTTTCCTTGAAGTTGTTTAATGACTTCATCACGATTTGCAACCATTTCTTTAGCTGCTCCAAGAGAATCTTTGAATGATTTCTCCATAGATTTAGCAGATGCATCTTTTTGTTGAACGACAGTTTCAAGTTGTTTGACTCTTGATAGCGCCATTTGGAGCATACCGCCCATTTCTTGAATTTGAGATTTAAGTTGGGCATTTTCTGATTGTCTTTGTTTTTGAATAAGTACACGAATGTCAGCTTTTCTTGACTCAGACATAAGTGGGTTAAGATTGAGCCACATTTCGAAACTATCGGCAGACATCTTTTCATAACCACCATTAAGGAATAAGTTATTGATTAAGTCAGTATCGATAATCTCGGAGTACTTAGTACCTTTACCAGGTTCACATACGATATCGAAGTAATGACCAAGAAGTTCTTTCTTTGGATCAAGTTTTCTACGTTGTGTCTTGGTAGGTTCACCCTTTTGGAGTGCCGCTTCTTTTGCTGGCATTTGAGTGCCATCAGGAAGTTGAATCATTTCATCACTCTTGAGTGCTTTCTCATAGAGTTGTTGTTCATCTTGAAGTTCGGCATCGGTTAAGTCATAGATGTAATATGACTCTGGGTAGTAGTGTTTATAGAATTGAAGTCTGATATTTGCACAATCGACTCTGAATCTCCAAAGTCTATTTTGTAATGCTTCAATCTTTTTATTTCTTTGTTCTTCTAAGATTTGTAATGCGTACGCAGTAACATCTTTTAAGTTAGAAGAAGAATCAACTAATTCATTAGTACCAGTAATCATCTTAGTAATATCAATGATTGTAGATACGTAGTTCATTACTTGAGCATTGAGTTGGTTACCTTCAAGTCGTTTGAATCCAAATCCTTGACCTGGAGTGTAGTCAACAATCATGCCACCTGGTTGACCAGTCCAAACTTGTCCGTTTAGAGCACCTTCTTTTGCAATAATTGTTGCCCAAGCAGTATCTTGAATTTCTTTAGCAACCATTGCTGTCATAAAGTTGACAAGTTTTTGGTTATCATAGACATCTTCAACTACTGAACGACCATACAAGCAATTTCTTCTCTTACGAAGTACAAGAATTGCGATTGGGTAGAGCATCATCTTGTCTTTTGCTTGAATATGAGATTCATCAGTTGCTTTTTCAAGTTTCTCATCTTGGAAGTTTGGTACTTCAGGATCAAGTTCGTAAATTTCTTCATCATCTGGAGCATAACCAAGTTCTTCATACTCTTTTTTGAGTTTTAACTTCTTAGATATAATGTCAGGATTAAGTGGTGTAGGTTGTGTAATTTGGACATTTTTAGTTGAACGAGTCCAATAAACTTCACCATCTATACGGAAGAATCTTGTATAAAGAGTGCATCCGCCTGCTTCAAATTCAGTATCATTAGCATCATATTTAGTTTGTTCAGATAGATAATCATCAGGAACGATAGATTTAATAACTTCTTCATAGTTCTTAAGTGATTTATCTACTGTCGCACGGACAGCTTTAACTTCTGCCCTATGTCTGAAACCGACATATTTTTGTCTTTGAATATCTCTTAAACGTGGATTTGAACAGAAGAAATCTTCAAGTGCGATGGTATCAAGTCCCATAGAACCCTTTTGATTACCTTTGAAAGTGAGAATATCATCACTCCAATAGTGGTATAAAAGACCAGTTGAAGAGACTTCGCCATCAAGGACAACTTCGTCCATTTTTTCTTCCATCTTAATTGCTTTTTGTACGTATTCATCGAACTTTTTAAGTCCATCAGTTGAATACTCTTTATCAAAGCAAGTGAAGTTAAGAGATACAGTAGTACCAAGTAAAGTAGCGTGTTGAGAATCGACAACCCAAGCAGTTATGTTTTCAGTTGCTCGTGGAAGTTCTGGATCATAATCTTTTGGAGTTTGGCGACCTTCGTACATTGCCCACCATTCAGGAATACAGGATTCATAACCCTTTTTCTCCATATACTGGCGGTGGCGTTCAAAACACTCATAATCATATGAGGTTTGTTTTTCTAATTGTTCTCTCGACAATTTTTCTACTTTCTTTTCCTTAGTACTCTTCATTTATCTTCTTTCCTTCGAATGAAAATCCAGGTTTGTTGTTAACGCCAACTTCTTTATTTGCTTTTTGAACGTTGAGGTATATTTGAGACATTGAATCTTTAATAAATTTGATATTTTCTTCTTTAGAAGACTTAAGTTCATCTTTTAAGACAATAATTTCCTTATTAAGAGACTCAATTTCTTTTTCTTGGGAGATAACTTTTTCGGTAAGTGAGT